ATACGTATATAGACTCTCTGATCAAAGGAGAATTTATAGTTCCTAGAAAACAAGACTATGAATACAAAGGCTTTCTTAGCGCGCTGGTAACGGCATTTAAACCAAAGCACAAAGACTATAACCTAGAGGACGCCGAGAAGGCAATAGGCTTATACAAGACCGGCGGCGAGGACTGGGAACCAGGCGATGAAAATAGAAGCATATTTACTGAAGTACTTGTCGATTATCAAAAATTGAACTTACAAGTTGCTCCAAATGTAAAAACTTCATTTTTAAATGTAGATAACTTTTTTAAAAATGAACAAAGAAAAGTGCAGATGAAAATGCCATATCTCGCAGCGGCCACTGAATTTGCCACCGTATCAGAACTCTCCAGTGCTAAAGCCTCCATGGAAAAGCTAGGATTAGCTATAGATGATCTTGATGCTTCTATGAAAAAAATTGAGGATGCTGCTGAAGCAAAAAAAGATAAAGCTACATCAGGCAGTGTTAAGGCCAGCATTAATGCGGCAACAAATAAATCAAGAAAAAAAATAGAAGCAAAAAAAGAAAAGTTGGAGACAGATCTTAATAAATCTTATACGGATTACTACGATAACTTGGAAAATCTACGCGATTACGATAAAGCAACAGTAAAAAAAGATGCTACTATGTTATTCGGGAATAGTGCAACTCTTGACGCCACCGCTGTCGCCACCGGCTTGGTAAATTTTGCCCCACAAGATGATTATCATTTAAATATAGATCAAAGTGCAGCTTTTTCTTTAGTGGAAAGTTTTAACGCACTTAATATCCCAAAATCAGGCTCATTGCCAGCAGGTGCTTTTCTTCAAGAAGAAAACAATTATTCTTTTCTTAGCCCCATATCTTCCGGCGATGATAAGGCCCCATGGACATGGCAAGAGGAGTCTTTTGCAAATTATATGACACGGCGATGGAGCGAATCAGGAGTTCATGGATCTGATAATACGTTTGCTGGTTTCTTTAAAAATAAGCAAATGTCCATTTTTGCCCACCTTCTAGGGCGTCTTACTTCTTTTGTGCCGGATTCGCCATTGTTTTCTACGGCCAATCTAGAAAATTTAGAATTAGCAACTGACGAAAATGATCCCGAAGAGAGTTCCGATGCGTGCCCCACCCCTCCACGCCCGGGCCTTCTAGACATTAAAAAATATCAGGAAGTAGTAAACAATGCATATGATGAGGCTTGTGAGGGCGCAAATAAAAAACCTTTGACCGCGAGCGCCATTGAAGCTTCTGGGATACAAGGTATCGTATATACAACTATTCGCTTGTATGTGCTGGAAATATTATTAAAATCCATTTTTACTTTTTCTAAATTTAGTTTTTCCGAAACTCGCGGCGATAGTCTTATAACAGAAATTATTGCACAACGTGTTATGTTCAGCCTTAGACTTCAAGAAGAAGGATATTATGATGATTTTCTCAAGCAGGCGAAGGTTATTACCGATAAGAGACAACAAAAAGGAGAAAAGCTTTTTAATCCTTTAAGTATACACACTGATCAGTCCAAAGAGGATGAAACACTATCGGACCCTTATGACCCGAGAACAATTTCCGGAATTTCTTCTTTGCGATTTTTGATTAAAGAACAAATATTTTTACTTTCAAACGAAATGGAACAACGTTTAAACCCACCAGTAAAAGATATAGACACACTTTTTTTGGGGATCGATAGACTTGACTCGCTAATTCCAACTATAAATGTTGCTAGGCAGCGAGAACAAAATAGAACTGAGACAACAATAAAAGATGCGCCCACCTTCTTAACCACATCCACTGCCCATGCTGCATTCGCCAAAGGCAACCCCGATATCCACGAACTCCATCCGGATTTCGCTTTTTTGCGCAGCGAGGCCGGCTGTTTTGTTTTGGAAAAGTATGTTCGAATAGAGGACAGAGATGAACTTGAAATAAAGAACAATCCAGAGTTGACGGCAGACCCTGCGTCCAATGATTGGAATTTTATTACTGAATGGTGGAATCGACCAGGGGGTATTTTTAATAAATTTGCACAACAACCCGGGTTTGATTTAACGAATCCAGACGATATTCCAGTAGGATCATGGGGGTATGCCGCTCCGGTATATGTGGACGACGCTACTGATGAACTGCGTATTGAGTTCCGTCATTTATCTGGTGTAGTCAATACAGCCGCTTTGCGAGAATATTTAATATCAAAACAAGCCGAACATGGGTCTTTTGATCTAAGAAGGGTTATTAAGAATTTGAAATTTGGTTTAAGACTTTGCTATATCCCACCAGAGCAAGGATCCTCGGATGCGCAAGCAGGTGATTTTCATGATATTTTTAAAGCTAATGAGGAGCCCCCCGATAAAGGAGGGAATCTTTTACGTTCTATAGCTATACTTGAAAAAGCATATTGGTTGCCCGAACATTATCAATATACACACGGAGTTGCAGAGCAGACTTATCTGTCTGCCACCACCACCGGCGCCGGGCAGACGAATCTCAAGGAGGGAGAAATTTTAAAAGTAGTAAAGGAAACATTGACGAGAACCATTTACCCTATTCCTATTATAACAATTGAAGATGGAACCGTCCTGGATTCTTTGCCAGAATTAACAGTGAACGATGTAGTTGGGATGTTGGATCCAAAAGTAGTAGCCGAAGTGGCTAATGGGTTGAAAAAAGAAATGGTTAGAACACCTAAGTACCAATTTTTGTTTGATTATATTTTTCCGCTTCCCCGGATGCTTTCTTTGATATCGGCGTATAATGTAATATCAATATCCAAAAATATTCCTGAATCTGAAAATATGTTTGCCATGACGAAAGACTCATTTAGATCAATGTTTTATACTCTCACTCCAGAAGACCCATGGTACTCTAAGCAGGACAAGAAGCACGAAGCTGCAGGAGGTAACGTGGGAATGATGCAGAGAGACAATAATAGCATGACCATGACTGGGCCGTCCTCTTTACCAGCAGCAGCTAAAATCGCGGCCAGGGCAGCATTGATATTACTTAAAGCACAAGCACGACGGTCAGATCCACATTATTCTTTTGTTTCAAAACTTGATGATCTCGGCGCCGCTCCTTTCGGGATGACATGGGGGTCTGTTCCTCCATTTTGGCCTGCCAATTGGTGGGGGTGGGGCCCCCCGCTGGGGCCTCTGGGTATGGTCGCTTATAGCGCTGGGTTGTTACCTGGAGAAAAGAAGAAAAAGAAGAAAAGAGCAGTTAAACAGGGTGCCGCGATCGGGGCAGAGTGTGTCGGCGGCGAAGCAACAACACCCGCCGAAGAAATGACCGAGGAGGAATTAGCGGTCTTCGGCGCTTTCTTAGAAGAGAACGACCTTTGAAAATTTGAATATCCTATAGAATTTACCGCAAAACAGTCTATTTAGTTAAAGAGGAAAACACTATATGCCCGGGCTAACTCCTAAATTACCTATTGTTTTAGATCCACATAATGGTTTTATGTTAATCCAAACTTATAGGAATTTGGCAATTCAAAATTTAAAAAATGTATTACTCACCTCTCCCGGAGAAAGGGTGATGGATCCTGAATTTGGTGTAGGGCTTCGCAAGTATTTATTTCAGCCGAATTCGGAAACAACATACATAGATATTGAAGCGAGAATCCAGAATCAGGTTACAAAATATTTGCCATTTATAAATATTTTGCAGATTAGATTTTCTAGCCCTGACGCGCCCAACGACAGCATAGGAAATACTCCGTCGTCGGTATTAGATACAAACTTTTTGGGGGTTCAAATATCATTTCATATAATTCCTCTTGGGTTAAATGAAACTTTGAATTTACCATAAACACTCTATTTAGTATAAGGGAAAAAATATAATGGGATGTAAAAAAAAGCGAGATACCAAGTTAGTACCTATTGATTATACTAGCAGAGAGTTTGGTACAATAAAAGATGATCTAGTTAACTACGCAAAAAGATATTATCCCGAGACTTTTAAAGATTTTAATGAAGCTGGTTTTGGTTCTTTATTTTTAGATACAATGGCCTATATGGGGGACATACTGTCATTCTATTTGGACTTTCAAGCTAACGAATCGTTTTTAGACACAGCGTTAGAGTACGACAATGTTATTAAGCTTGGCCGACAAATGGGGTACAAGTTTAAAGGAAACCCCAGTTCCTGTGGCTTTGCGACATTTTATGTTTTAGTTCCTGCTTCTACAAGTGGTTTAGGACCAGATAGGCGATACCTCCCAAAATTAAAACGCGGCAGCGAATTTAGAAGCAAAGGGGGCGTCGGCTTTTTGTTAAATCAGGATGTTGATTTTAAACATTCCGACAATGAGATAATTGTTGCCCAAGTAGACAGCACTACTGGAGTTCCGACTACATATGCTATAAAAGCTATCGGAGAAGTTATTTCTGGCGAATTAGCAGAAGATATTGTAAGTGTCTCTACTTTTAAAAAGTTTTTAAGAATCTCATTATCATCTCAACATGCTGTCGAGGTTTTGTCAGTGAGAGACAAGGAAGGGCATAACTATTATGAAGTAGATAATTTATCACAAAATGTAATTTATAAGTCTGTAGCCAATAAAAATTCTGATACAGACAATGTGGCAGCCCTTTTAAGACCGTTTGTTGTTCCACGTAGATTCGTGGTAGAACAAGATAGGAGAAGAAGAACTTTTCTGCAGTTTGGTTATGGTTCTGAAACACAGCTAACAACGGAAGCGGTAGCAGATCCTAGAACTATAGTATTAAAGGAAAACGGCAAAGATTATACGACGGACCCCTCTTTTGACCCAACAAGACTAATAGAAAGTGATAAATTTGGAATTGCACCTGCTAATACAGCATTGACTATAAGATACCGCACAAATACAAAAAGAAATGTAAATGTGTCTGCTACCAAATTAACAAATGTTACGAAACCTCTTTTTAGGTTTGATAATTTATCGACATTGAACAATAATAATGTTCGTTTTGTTGTTAATTCTCTTGAAGTGAACAATGAGGATCCTATTCTCGGGGACGTTTCTTTCCCATCAACAGAGGAATTGAAGAGAAGAGTCTATGATCATTATGCTGCTCAAAACCGGGCCGTCACAAAACAGGATTATATTTCTACAGTTTATTCTATGCCCCCCCAATACGGAGCAATCAAGCGAGCCGCGATTGTAAGAGACGATGATTCTTTTAAGCGAAATTTGAATATGTATTTAATTTCAGAGAATTCAGATAGAACTTTGGCTGTGCCGACAGCTACTCTTAAAAAGAACGTTAAAATATGGTTAAATAAGAACCGCATGATTAACGATACTGTCGATATTTTAAATGGTAGAATATTGAACATATCAATAGATTTTGTTATTATAGCGGATTTGGAGTTTAATAAATTTAATACTTTGGCTACGGCAATGACAACGTTACGACAAAAACTACAAACGCCCGATATTGGAGGTGCATTTTATATATCCGATATATATAAAATCCTGAATGATGTTGACGGCGTGTTGGACGTACATAGTGTTAAAGTTAGACAAAAAACAGGAGCCAATTACGCAGATATAGGTTTTGATGTTCTTGATTATCTGTCCTCTGATGGAAGATATTTTTCAGTACCTCAAGATGTTATCGTGGAAGTAAAATACCCCTTGCAAGATATCAAAGGAGTAATTAAGTAATGCCTATTGCGAGATATACCGCAAGTGCTGATACTACCATAACAAATGCTTATAAGCCGCCAGCCCTTCAAACGAGAGCAACTGCGTCTAATATGGGGGCTTCTCACTCCCTTCAGATTTTTTCTCTTTATGGGCAAGTTAGTTCTTCGGCTGGGTTGTTTACTTCTGTTGAAAAATCGAGAGCATTAGTTAACTTTTCTTCTTCTGTGGCACAAATTGTAACTGATAGGGCGACGGCTGCCATTCCTGGTAGTGGGAGTGTATCGTTTTATCTTAAAATGTTTAACGCACGAACTCCCTTTACACTTCCTAAAAAATTTACTTTAGTCGTTCACCCCGTCTCGCGCTCATGGCAAGAAGGTGGAGGTCTGGATATGGAGAGTTACATTGATATTGGCTACGCTAATTGGGATGTGGCCTCTAGCAGCAGTGCGGGAGCCATAAGTTGGACGACTGCAGGAGGCGATTATCATACGGGCACCCATGTTCCTGGAAGTACGTTGCCATCTTATTCACAATATTTTGAAAAAGGTGTTGAGGATATAAATATAAATATCACCTCTTTGGTCGAAGAGTGGGCGGCCAATACTGGAGCCACAGCAACTGCAAATTATGGTATAGGCTTAATGCTGACATCGAGCCAAGAAGACGGCAGTGAAAAGAAATCATATTATATTAAGAAATTTTTTGCTAGAGAAACGGAGTTCTTTTTTGAGAGGCCAGTTATTGAAGCGGTGTGGGACGATTCTAAAAAAGATGACAGGGGTGATTTTTATCTTAGTAGTTCGTTAGCCCCTGCTGCTGACAATTTAAACACTTTGTACTTATACAACTATATTAAGGGCAAGTTACGAAATATACCGGCGGTTGGAACAAGCAGCATTTTAGTCAGCTTGTACTCGGGTTCCACCGTTCCAACAGGTAGTAAATTACAATTGCCTGCGGGGGGAGGCGTTGCCACCGCTGCACATACGAATATAACGGGAGGATGGGTAGGTACTGGAGTTTATTCTGCTTCGTTTGCTACAACCTCTTCTGTGTCACAGATCCCCACTTTGTTTAACCGGTTTGCCAGAAGTTCTGATACTGTTGTTCAATACTTATATGATGTATGGCACAGTGGATCTACAGAATACTTTACGGGATCTGGTATTTCTCCTAAAAGCATTGGAGCGGCAAGTGCTGTACCGGCCGATGAGTGGGTTATAACACTCACTAATTTAAAGTCTTCTTACAAAAGAACTGAGAAGCCTAGGTTTAGAATATTCACGCGCCCACAAAATTGGAGCCCCAACATTTATACAGTGGTTACAACGGCAATAAAACCAACAATTATCAGAGATGCTTATTATAAAATCTTTAGGGTATATGATGATTTAGTTGCAGTTGCTTATGGAACGGGGAGTATTAAATATACTCAACTATCATATGACGCTGACGGCAGTTATTTTGATTTTAATATGGATTTACTAGAGTCTGGGTATGCTTATGGTATTAATATAATGTCGATAGAGGATGGAATAGAGACGGTACATCCAGAGACTTTTAAATTTAGGGTAGAATAATTATGCCAAACATTAAAGATCTTTTTGGAAATCAAGAAAAGTCATCTAAGATCTTATCAGCCACAGATATCGCTGAGTTAACTTCGAGCCGCGATGCAGAATCATTTGGCTACATTGAAGCATACCAAAAGGAAGACAGTCGATTTTTTCCTGCAATTGATTATACAAAGCCCAAAAATTTTGCAAAATACGGATCCGCTCAAGAGTACTATGAAGCTTCTATCAAAAGAATCTATCGTATGTACCCTTATGATGGATCTCACAAAGAGAAAATTGAATGGCATAATTCTTCTTCATATTTAGACAATTATATATTTAATAATGAGTATCCTCGAACAAATGGGTATCTCGATTTTGTACCGTCTACCGTTGCTGCTCTTGGTTTTGCGTATGACGGCACTGAATTCTACGCCCTGTCAACTGTGCCACTCTATATTGCCGTATCTGGCGGGCCTCATGCCGCCGGCGTACTTGATGTGGATGATGAAATAAAGTCGCAAACACCAGATTATAAATCTTTAAGTGGTCAAAGCTCTTATACTTCTCCCATTGCTAATATATATGATCCGGACAGGAGAAGAGCTTCTAATTTTGCTATGCAAGGCACTCCCGGAAATGCTGTTGAATTTTGGTTTGGCAATCTTTTTTCCGCTTCGTCGGCCGGCGATCAGGTTCGCGTGCTGTTTGATTTGTGGAATGATGACGGAACTAATGAAACCACTATTGGAAGTGCAAGTTATGGACGTTTTCTTGTTGAAAGACGTTATGATATCGGGGCTCCTTTTTCTCTTATTGACGACGCCAATCTTCATGTCACATATATGTCAGGTACCACGGGAGCGCACCGGGTACCGATTTTGCTTACCGGCAGCATAGGCAATGTCCGCGATGCTGCGGCATGGAATCACGCCGCAATCAGTATACGTAATAGTGGTTTGTCAGGGGGTGACGATGGGCTAGAAGTCAAATCTTATTTTAATGGAAACTTAATCGAGACGGTTCTTACAGGAACCAGTGTAGATGAAGTCACAGGCGCATTGAACGCCAATGTCGGAGCCTATCGTCATTATCCTTCGCAGGGTGTAAAGAACGCTGCCTTAGCCTTTGGGCCCGGAGTTACTAATTTTGATGGATGGGGAAGTTTTTCCGGGTCATTAGACGAATTTAGATTTTGGAAAGTTGCTAGAAATTCGAGGGAAATTGGTCGTAATTGGTTTACACAAGTTTATGGTGGCACAAATAGTGATGATGCAAACACAGATTTGGGTGTTTATTATAAATTTAACGAAGGGACTACAGAAAAGCCTGTTTATGACCAAATAGCGGTAGATTATTCTGGTCGAATTTCTGATGGTATTATACAAAATTATACGTCTTCGATGCGTAATACTGGATCCGCAATTGTATTGGCTGGTGCTGCAGCAGCAGAATTCAAAGATCCAATCTTATATTCTTTCCATCCGAAAGTCGCTGCTCTCATAGCAGAGAAGGAACTTTTAGGTTATGAGCACGACATTACCAACAATGCCTCTATAATAAATAGTTTTCCTGATTGGATTGTAGACGAGGACCAAGAAGAAGCCGGCAATTTACAAAATTTGGTACAGATAGTTGCGCAATATTTTGATGAGTTGCAGGTTTTAATGGACCAACTCAATCATCTTAAAGATATTGAATACACAAAATATTCTGAGATAACAGCAATTCCATATGCTGACGGGGGCTCTATTTTTAATAATGCGGCCTATAATCTAGGTGAAGCTTATTCACATTCTGCTAGTTTTTCGGGGAAACCTCTTCCTTTTAGTAAAAATCTGTTAAGTGCTGTTGGAGTACGTGTCCCAGAAATATTTACTGATGCGGACGCGCTAGAGGCTTTGTCTTCCCGAGATAACATTCGAGAATTCCAGAAAAAAATATCTGAAGTTAAAAACCAAATATACCAAAACATTTACAATAATCTCAATTATATTTTTAAGTCGAAGGGAACGGAAAAAGCTTTTAGAAATTTGATACGTTGTTTCGGCATTGATGAAGATATCGTAAAAATAAATATATATGGCGATAATGCCACTTATGAGATAAAGGAAAATAGTTTTCATTCAATAGCGGCTAAAAAAACTTATCTAGATTTTAATAATGTAGATCGGTTTTCATCTGCTGTTTATCAAATGACATCTAATATTTCTCCTTATGATACTAATACTGGGTATTCGTATGTGCCAGCGCCTCCCAATATTGCGGCATCGGGCGGCTATGGGTGGACATTTGAAACTGAAGTTCTTTTTCCCAAAAAATACCCAGGCACAGAGGGATATCAACCATATCCAACTCTCTCTGCTTCGATATATGGGGCCCACAGCCCACTTCCGGCCGCGTATGGGGTCGCTCTTATGGGCAATACGGCTTGGCCATATTTGCCCACATACACGATTTCTGATGCCGATTTCCAAGTATACGCTGTAAAAGATGTGTTTGAGGCTAATCCACAATATGATGGGGATACTTATTTTCAGCTTACAAGTTCATTATTAGGAATTAATTTAACAAGTAGTCTGTTTGATAGTGTTTATGATAATCAAAAGTGGAATTTTGCTGTCCGCATTAAGCCCACTAAATACCCATGGGTAAATACAATAACGGGCGCTAGCGGTAGCAACGATTATCAATATGAAGTTTCTTTTTATGGCGTTAACGCAAATTTGGATGTTATATCTAATGAGTTTTCGCTTAGTGCATCTGTTTTGAACTCCGTAGGTAATGATTGGGTGAGCAGTAATAGGAGACTTTATTTAGGCCCCCACAGAACAAACTTTACTGGAACGCTTTTAACACGATCCGATATTAAAGTCTCCTCTACTAGAGTTTGGTTTGATTATTTAACAAATAATGAAATAATTGCTCATGCAAGAGATGCTGAAAACCATGGGGTTTTGCGCCCTTACAGGAATGCTTTTCTGTTTCAAACAGCCAGCGCTCCTTGGTATACCCCTCGTTCTGACTTGTTAGCTTTAGAGTGGGATTTTTCGCAAGTAACTTCTTCTAATGCTGCGGGAGAATTTCAATTTCAAGATATTTCTTCGGGATCTCGACCTCAAACGTATGAAGCGTGGGTTGATGAATGGGATATTGCAGTTTATGGCGATCAAAGATACGGCGGCGAGCGCGGGATGCGCCGAACCGTAAGAAATCAATTTGCCGGAAAAGGCGATTTATTTCCAGCAAACGACACAAATGTGGCACAGAGAGAATATATTTATTCTGCTCAACAAGTACCTCCGGAAGTGATCGAAAGCTCTGACATGATTAGTATCTTAGAGCAAGATGATCTTGTTTTCACAAAAGAAAGTCTTCCTATAGATTATTATATTGCAGTTGAAAAGAGCATGTATCAAACAATTTCACAAGAGATGTTGAAAATGTTTGCCACAATAAAAGACTTCAACAATCTTATTGGTAAGCCGGTCAATCGATATCGCGGCTATTATAAGGATATGGAGAAATTGAAAAGCCTGTTCTATGAAAATATTGGGAATTCTCCTGACCTTGATAAATATGTTGATTTTTACAAATGGGTTGATTCCTCAATAACAATGTTCTTAGAGCAACTTTTCCCCGCTTCTGCGAATTACGCGGAG